GTAGCTAATAGTCTATCAGGAACATTCCAACCTCAAAGTAAAACATCTACATTAAAAGTAACACCTAACAATAAAGGGGTTGGTATATTTTCTTTACAACCCTTTTTAGAAAGTTATGTAAGCCCACAGTATGAGGGAACAGAATTTGATGGTGTATTTTTTAGTACATTTAAAGGAAGTGCTTTTACACAAGATAATGAACACCCAATACATTTAATAGATAAATATTCTTGTAATAGAAATAACTTTAGGTATTTTGGAATAATTTTTAATATAGAATATTATGATACTGCAACAGATAATAATTTACAAACAGGTGCAGCAAAATTAAGCAGACAGTATATGGTTTTTAATGGTATTATAGATTTTGATACAGTTTTAAAATCAAGTAATGGTAATTATGGTTATAACTTAAATACAGATAAATTAGTGTTTAATAATTTTGGTTCAGCTTTAGGAAAATTTTTAAGTAATGCACCAACAACACAATATGCTAAATTAACAGATTATGGTACATTTTCTTTTTTAAATTTTTTAAATTCAGGAACATATAGTTTTCAAGTAGGAACAGATAATGCTCTTGTATATATGGTCAAGTATTTACAAATTAAGTTGTATAATAATTTAGGTAATGTAATGGCTACTTTTAATATTAATTGCGAATCTTCTAATGGTGGTTTTGAATTTAATAATGATGATTCTTTAACTAGGGTAATGTATTTTGGTGCTTTTCCTGCAAATTTTGATGGTGCAGGTTACACACAATGGAATAATTTTAAAGCTAACACTACTTATTATACTATTGAAGCTTTTGATGACCAAAATGAAGTTATTAGCCAAACATATACAGTCAATATTATAGGTAATAGTTGTAAAGGTTTTGAAAGCATAAGATTAGCTTGGCTAAATAGTTTAGGTACTTGGGATTATTATACTTTTAAAAAGAAATCTGTTAAGTCTTTACAAACTAATAGAACATCATACACACAACAAAGTGGTACTTGGAATGAAAGTAAATATAGAATAAGAGGTTATAAAGGTGGTAAGAAAAATTTTAGAGTAAACACTAAACAATTAATAAGTATTAATACTGACTTTATAGATGAAAGTGAATCAGTATGGTTTGAAAACCTAATAAATAGTACAGATGTATATATGTTAAATGGTTACTCATCATCTGATAGTGGTGGTATAACAAACAAATATGTAGAACCTGTAACAGTAACCACATCAAGCTATACAAGAAAGACTAAGGCAAATGATAAATTAATTCAATACACATTTCAGTTAGAAAAGACACACAATAAAAAATCTCATTCTGTATAATGTCAGTACAATTAATATTATTTCCTCAAAATTATAAAGGTTATACTGCAACAACAGTAGTGCCTAATAATCAATTTGTAGCTGATAAGACACAGTTCTTGACTTTATTAAACCATAGTGGATATAGTTCTTCTAATGTATATCCTGGTGCTGATGCTATAAACAATGACCTAGCTATATCATCTTGGAAAAGGTACAGGTCTTTTTCTAACACACAATGGTCTGATGCACCTATGCCTTCTAGAAGTAATGCAAACAGATTAGAATTATATTGTAATGCAGGTGCTTCAGCTTCACAAAGTGGGGTATATCAAAGGATAGTAGGTTTAACACCTTATGTAAACTATGACTTAAGTATTACTATAACACAAGCTAGTTCAGTTGGTGGAATTATATCTATAGGAACACAAGGTGCAGGGAACATAACTGTAACCCCAACTACACTACAAGATGGAACCTTCTTTACTGCTTTAGGGGCAAGTGCCACAGGAATACAAACAGTAACTTTTCAAGCTGATTCAACTGATGAAATACTTTTAGTAAATTATACAAATAGTGGTGGTTCAACAGTACATATAGGTAAGATTAGTATAACAGAATCAGCACAACAACCAACACAAATATATGCAGACTTAGATGATGGTCAAGTTATATGCGACTTGTACGAAGAAGAAGATATACCTTTAAGTCTTTCTGTTGATGATTTTAAAAATGTAGCAGAAAAAGTACAAAGCTATTCAAAGGACTTTAACCTACCAGCAACAAAAAGAAACAACAAAATATTTAATCACTTATTTGATGTAACAAGGACAGATAATGGTATAGATTTTAACCCTTATGTAAAGACTAAATGTGTTTTAAAACAAGATGGTTATACTTTGTTTGATGGGTTTTTAAGGTTAATAGATATATCTAACAAAGAAGGGGAAATAAGCTATAATGTAAACCTATATGATGAGGTAATAGCTTTAGCTGACATACTTAAAAACAGGACATTCCAAGACCTTGCAGGAACTTTTACAGAATTAGAACACGATTACAACAAATCTAATATTAAAAATAGTTGGAATGAACCACCTACTTCAGGTGCAGGTATTTTACTTACAACACCACTTGGTGCTAATTCATTTGCAGGAAGTCAGGGAGATACAAGAACACAAGTTCTTAAATACCCTTTTGTAGATTGGACAGGTAGTATTTCTTTGGCTATCAGTAATAACTTAGGTTCAGGTTCAGGACCGATAAATAATAGACCTCAATTAGAAAAACTAGAAGATGCATTTAGACCTTACATTAATTGTAAATACTTATTAGATAATATATTTTTTAATGCTGATTTTACATATAGTTCTGTTTTTTTAAATAGTGATAAGTTCACAAAGTTGTTTATGGACTTTAACTTTACAGGAGAAACACCTAGTGAAACAATGATAGGTAAATATGGTTTTCAGTCAGGTATAACAACAATATTTTCTAACACAACCTATCAAAATATAGCACCACTTAATAGTAATAATTTTACAAATCAAGTCGGTTGGAATAACACTCAAAAGAAATTTGTAGGACAATCAGACAATGTAGGTTATAGAATTGATTATTACACAGTGTTTATGGGTTCAGTTGCTTCAAACACTTTAGATTTTAGAATTGTTAGAAAAGATAGTAGTAATACTATTATACAAACATATTATAGTGATACACAAACAATCACACAAGGTAATACAGTTTTTTATGCAAGTAGTTTATTTGCAACTATAAATCAAAATGAAACTATTGAATTTCAATTTAAAAGTAGTACAAATAATGGTGTTTCTCTATTTCAAAATGCAGCAGATGGAACAGAATTTAAAGTTTCTGTAGGGCTAACTACAGTTGTTAATACTACATTATTAAATAGCAGGAGAGGAGATTTAAGCCAATGGGAATTTTTAAGTGGTATATTGACAATGTTTAACTTAATTACTATAAAAGACCCTGATAATCCTAGAAACATTAAAATAGAACCATATTCAAAAGTATTTATAGACCATAAAATTAGTGGTGTTATTACTGACTTATCTTTAGCTTCAAGAGGGGTTAAATATGATTGGACTGACAAGGTAGATGTAACCCAAATTGACCTGAAGCCATTAGAATTAATTAAGAAAACTACTTTTAAGTATGAAGAAGATGATGATGATTATGCATTTAGAATATACAAAGGTGGTACAGGTGGAAAGCTATATGGGGCAGAAGTATTTGAAGAACAAAATATGACTTTATTACAAGGAGAAGAAGAAATAGTTGCTACTCCTTTTGCAGCAACAGTAATAAAACCTTTATTTGATAGGTACCCTAATCTTTTAGCACCTGCAATATATGCAAGTAATGATGACCAAACAGAATTTGAGGGTTTTGATAATTTACCTAGAATATTATTTAATAATGGTAAAAAAACTATAGCAGCTTCTTATTATATACCTGCTCAAAATGGTTTATCAAGTGAAAATCAATCTAATTTTTTACAGTTTAGTCATTTATCAGAAATAAACCCTACAACTGCAAATACAGAAGATTATAATTTTGGTGCTAGTCAATTAATACAACCTACAGGAGTGCCTTTTGTTCCATCTAATAACCTTTTTAATATATACTATGCTCCTTATTACAACGAACTGTATGATGTTGATACAAGGGTAATGACATTAAAAGTAAACTTAAACCCTGTTGATATTAACTCATTTAATTTTGATGATACTGTTATGATACAAAACCGAGTATATAGGGTTAATAAAATAGACTATAAGCCAAATGATTTATCAACTGTTGAATTTATACTAATAACATAATGGAATTTAAAAAAGGACTTACTATAAAACCAAAGGTAATTAATTCTGTTGGAGAAGTTATATTTACAGATGGAACAAATGATGTTGTTGCTAATCAAAGGGTTTGTGAAGCCTATGGCTATAGATACAATGATGGTAAAGGAACTTGTGAAGCATTTATTTACAATACTAAAATTAATCGTACATCTAATAATGTTCACAATATAATTAAAGGTTCAAATAACAATACTAATTCAGGTACTGAAAATACTTTTGTATTAGGCAGGAACAATACAACCTTTGGAGATAATAAAAACAGTATTCTAGCAGGAGAAAATAATGAAATTGCTAGTAAAATAAACAATGCAGCAGTAATTAGTGGTTCTTATTCTGAAGCAATTAATCAAGGAGAAGTAGTTTTAGGTGGTGGTACTTTAATAGACACAGGTGTTGTAGGAATGTCGCAAACATCTTTTATACAACAATCAGGAAACACAGCAGGTTCAACTGAAACATCTTTGCTAACACAAAATATACCTTTAACTTATATACAAAAAATAGCTAATTCTGTAATAGGTTTTGAAGCAAATGTTATAGGTATAAATACAGGGATAGGAGAAGGAAGTGCAGGTCAGTATGGTTATGTGCAAATAAAAGGTGCAGTCAAATTTGGTAATGGTTTAGACTCTACTTATCATCAAACAACAACCCATATAGTTAGTGCAGAAATAAGTGGTATGAATATAACTGCACAAATGAAAGATGTAACTGCAACTTCTTTTGGTGTAGCAGTAACAGGACTTGAAGAAACTAGAATACAATGGACTGCAGATGTTAAATTATGGAGAAATAAAATACAACAAACTTTTTAAGATATGGCAAACGAAGAAGTAGTAATGACAATTAAAGCAAATATAAGCCCTGCTAAAAAACAAGTTGATGAATTAACTAAATCATTAAATGATGCTGAAAAAGCACAAAAAGATTTAAATGATGCTATTAATTTACAAACTGAAGGGTTAATTAAAGAAGAAAGAATATTAATTAAATTAAAAGCCCAAAGAGATGCTTTAGGCAATGATGGTTGGTCGCCTAATATGGCTAAGTTGAATAAACAAATTAAATCACAAACAACTTTAATACAAGAAGAAAAAAACACACTTAAAAACCTTCAAAACCAACAAAAAGGTAATACACAAACAATTAAAGAAAACAACAAAGAACTCAAAAAAAGGTCTGACAATATTAAAAAAACTAATAAAGAGTTAAAAGAAACGCAAAAAACTGTAAAAGAAGGTATTGGTAACTTTAGATTATTCGGGGTTTCTATAAATGATGTACAAAAATCATTAGGAAAAGTTATACCAACTATTAAATTAATGTTTGCTACAATCACTAGGGGTATAATGAGTACAGGAATTGGTGCTTTACTAATTGCTTTTGGTTCTTTAGCTACTTATTTTACAAGCACAAAAAGAGGTGCAGACCAATTATCAGTAATATTTGCAGGTTTAGGTGCAGCAGTTAATGTTTTAAGAGATAGAATAGTTAAAGTAGGGGAAAGTTTATTTAATATTTTTGACCAACCATTTATAAAAACACTAAAAGACATTAAAGGTGCTTTTACAGGTATAACGGAAGAAGTTACAAAAGAAGTGGCTATAATGACTGCTTTAGAAAAAAGAGTTAAGGCACTTAGAGATGCTGAAATAGAATTTACAGTACAAAGGGCAGAAACTAGAAAAGAGATAGAAAAAGCAAGGTTATTAGCTGAAGATGAAACAAAAACACAAGAAGTTAGAATTGAAGCATTAAAAAAAGCACTTGATTTAGAAAAACAAACAGTAGATACAGAATTAAAACTAGCTAAAGAAAGGGTGGCTATTCAAGAAGAACAAATGGATACTGCTGAAAATAAAGTAGAAGCAGAAAAACAATTAGCTGATTTTAGAGCTGAAGTATTAAAAGTAGAAACTAGGTCTTTAAGGTTGCAGAAAAGGGTACAAACAGAGATAAATGAATTAGAAAGAGAGTTACACACAGAAAGAATGCAGCGATTAAAAGAGTTGCAAGATGCTAATAAAGAAAGAACGGATGGTATGGTTGCTTTAGCTAATTTGTTTGAGCAGCAAATTAATAAACAAATAGATGGTTATGATAAACTGTTTAAAGCTGCTGATTTTACTTACACGAAACAAGAAGATTTAGAAATGTCATTAAGGGAATTAGCAGAAAACAGAATTGAATGGGCTGCAATGACAGATAATGAACGTTTAAATCTAGCAAAAAACACTTTAAATGATTTAGGTAAAATAGCAGGGGAAGAAACAGAATTAGGAAAAGCATTAGCAATAACACAGACAACTATAGCTACATATCAATCTGCACAGGAATCATATAAATCTTTATCAGGAATACCTGTTATCGGACCTGCCTTAGGTGGTGTCGCTGCTGCTGCTGCGATAGCTATGGGTTTAAAAAATATACAAGCTATAAGAAGTGCAGGAAAAGATGGTGTTAAAAACACAGGTGTTGTGCCTACACCTAGTATGTCAGGGGGAACACCTGCACCTGAAATGTTAAGTGGAAGGTTTGAACTTACACCACCAACAGAACAACAACCTGTTCAGGCTTATGTAGTTACAGATAACTTGACAGATAATCAGAATAAACTTGCTTATATACGTAGGAGAGCAACAATTTAAAAATCAAATATTAATTAAATAAATCTATTATATATTATGCCTTGTAAAAAATGTGGAAAAAAATGGAAGTGGGGGGAGAATGGAGAGTGTAAATACGATTCTAAAGATGCTTGTGAGAAAGCTAACCCTAAACACTATGAAAGTCTTAAAAACACTAAGATAATTGAATTAATAATAAGTGATGAAAGCGAAGAACTTACTATTGATGCTATAAGCCTTGTAACAAGTCCTGCTATTGAGCAAGATTTTGTATTCTTTGGTAAAGAAAAGAACAACTTGACTTTTGCTAAGATTGATGAGGAAAAAAGAATGCTAGTTAGCCCTGCATTAATCCCTAATAAACAAATATTTAGATACGACCCAAATACAGATAGTGATTATTATGTATATTTTTCTAAGGACACAGTTAAACAAGCTGCTGAACTCTATTTAAAGCACAATAACCACCACAAGGCGACTTATCAGCACGAAGAAAGGGTATCAGGTGTATTAACTATAGAAAGTTGGATTAAGGAAGGGGATATGGACAAATCAAAGCTATATGGTTATGACTTGCCTAACGGAACTTGGTTTGTAAAAATGAAGATTGAAAATGATGAGATGTGGGATAAAATTAAAGGTGGAGAATTGAAAGGCTTGAGTATTGAAGGTTACTTTATAGACAAGATGGAAAAAATGTCAGAAACTATAAAACCAACTAATGAAGAAATACTTTCAGCATTAAATGAAATTATACAAGATATCAAAAATCAAACAAAAGGAAAATAATTCTATTATATAAAAAAAGAACTAACTATGGATTTAAAAAAACAAATATTAGTAGCACTTGGTCTTGATAAGCAAGATGAGGTTGCTTTAGAATATCAAGCAAAATTAGAAGATGGTACTTTAATAGTATCTACTTCTACAAATTTAGAAGCAGGTGTGGACATATCTGTTTTAACTGAAGATGGTTCAACAATGTTACTTCCTGTTGGAGAATACAAGACTGAAGATGGTCAAAGGTTCTCAGTAGAAAAAGATGGGGTAGTTGCTGAATTATATTCTGATGACGTAGAAAAGGAAACAGAAGGAGAGCCTGTTGAAGAAGAAATGGAAGATAAGAAAGATGAAGATTATGAAGATGATGAAGCTGATGTGGCTGATTGGAAAGGTATGGAAAAACGTATTAAGAACCTTGAAGATGCAATAGCTGATTTAAAAAAAGATAAAGTAGGAAATGATGAAGTTGAAGAATCAGATGTAGAAATGGACTCTGATACTGAACCAACTCCTAAGAAAGTAAAAACTACAGAGGAAATAGAATTTGAATATCAAGCTAAGATTGAAGAATTAAAATCTAAGGTTGTTGAGTTATCTAACCAACCTGCTGATACTCCTGTAGATACTAATAAATTTAGCACAAACAAAAAAGATTTTACTCCTGATTTGAGAAAAATGACAAAAAGGGAAAGAATTTTATACAATTTAACTAATAATTAATTTAAAAAAATAAAAAAATGAGTTTTTCAGTAACTAGTAACTATGCAGGTAAGGCAGCAGGGTTTTATATCTCGGCAGCACTTAAAGAAGCAACATCTTTAGACCACTTAACTGTATTACAAAATATAAAATATAAAGAAAATCTGCAAAAGGTCGCAGGTTCCAATCTTGTTCGTAATGCTGATTGTAATTTTACAAATCACGGAACACTTGCTTTAACAGAAAGTATCTTAACACCAAAAATGTTACAGATTAATATGCAAACGTGTAAGGACACACTCTTATCTTCTTGGGAAGCAGAAACAATGAGAGCAGGTGCTATGAATAACAATTCTCCAAAATTTGAGGATTATGTTATTTCTTACTTTACACAACATATTGCTGATGCAGTTGAATCTTCAGTATGGAGTGGTGCTGATGCAACTAACGGACAGTTTGAGGGCTTTTTAACAGCTACTACAGGTGCTTTTGCAGTAAATGGTAACGTAGTACAGACTAACAATACAGGTGGTGCAGGAACAGCTTATACTGCTGCAAATATTATCTCTAATTTACAAACTATAGCTGCTGCAATTCCTTCTACAGTTTATGGTAGAGAAGATTTAAGAATCTATATGAATTGGAAGACTTACAGATTATATGTATCGGCTATTTCAGCTTTAGGATATGTAAATATGTACTCAATGAACAACGACTATGAAGCTACTTTTGAAGGTATTAAGTTATCTGTTGTTTACGGAATGCCAGATGACAAGTTAGTTGCTGCACAAGTTTCTAATTTATTCTTTGGAACGGACTTGATAAGCGATACAACACAAGTAAAAATGCTTGATATGTCGCCACTAGATGGTTCAGAGAATTTAAGATTTGTTGCTAAGTATTCAGGTGGGGTACAAGTTGGTATCGGTGCTGAAGTAGTACAACAAGACTAATATAATTATATGGAGAGAGGGTTTTTCCCTCTTTCCTTAACTTTTAAAACAAAAAATAAATGGCTTGTAATTTAACACACGGAAGGGGAATACCTTGTAGAAATCTAATTGGGGGTGTAAAGTTTGTGTACTTTGCTAAAAAAGACCAAATAACATCTTTAACTACAGTTGCATCAGAAATTACAGATATTGAAATGGGTACTAACGACCTTTATAGATATTCAGTAAGGAGAGGTAATGCTTCTGTAACAGAAACTATCACAGGTTCTACAGAAAATGGTACAGTTGTATATGCACCATCTCTAAATTTAAAACTTACAGGACTAAGCAAACAAGACCAAAATGAATTAAAAATGTTAGCACAAGCAGATTTAGTTATTTTTGTTCAGTTAAACCAAGTATTATCTGCAACTGAAAATAATGTAATATTATGTTTAGGTGCAACTAATGGTATGGACTTAAATGCAGGTTCAAATGTTTCAGGTGCTGCTTTTTCAGACCTTAATGGTTATGAATGGACATTTGAAGGACAAGAATTTGCACCAATGCAGACTGTGGCTGATTATCCACCTGCAACAGGTCCTTTTACTAATACAGGTTTCACTATTGGTTCTATTGTAACAGTTTAATAAGATTTTACATATAAAATTAAAGAGAACTACTTCGGTAGTTCTTTTTTTTTCCAAACAAAATCAATGTTTTTCTATTAT